TTCTAATTTTACTTGATATGCACTTGTTACCGTAGTAGTAGGATCTACAATAGTGTAATCAACATGAGCTTCCAAAGCAGGTATCTTTAATGTCTTATATGCTTTGTCTGCTGCATAATCCATAGCTTCTTGGATAACTGAATCAGGCAGTACATCATCTTCTCTGTTAATCCATGCACGTACTTTAGCTACGAATGCATCGTAATTTGATGTTGCCATATATTATCTCCCTTAATATGACATGAGAAGTGGGTATTCTGTTTTAATAACATTAAGTAACCATTTCATGTTACTCGGATCTTGCATGAACTCGTCGCTCATCATATCAACACCATACTTCTCTAGTATTTCTAATTGTACAATTGTAGGGATAGTACATGCTTTCTTATAACCAATATCTCGTTTTTGACCTAATTCACGATCTAACTTAGCTGCTTCAAGGAATGGTTTTTCATCTTGAGTAAATGCCCATCGTTTATTGTCTTCGTTATATTCAGCAACACTATCTAACGTGTGTACTTTATGTTTAGTTTCCATATTGTCCTCTATGTTCTTTAATTACTAATCGCAACAAAACGACCAGATTTACCAATATAACCTAACACTGGGTTAGCGATACTAGTTGTGCCTGTAGCATTGTAAAATACAGCAGTATTGATTGTGTAACCATAACCGCTTGTATCGTCTGCTTGCTTCCAAGAACAACGATCTGCCGGATAAATTACTGTTGAAGTACCATCTTTAACAACTAACATAATATAATCTCCTAATATATTATAAATGTAAAAAAAGGGAGTCCCGAAGGACCCCCTCTTATTTATCTAAGTATGTCTTATGAACCAGACAAACCGTAGATTGCGCCACAACCTTTAGGGTTGTTGCACTGAAGAGTCCACTCTTCAACCATTTGACCAACCATTGAGTCACCTTTCTGACCTACATCAACTTCCGCCAATGGACGTAGAGTAGCTACAGAGAACCATGATGGATCATAGATCAATGCAGAGAAGTCAGCAACGTCAGTTACACCTGCACCTGAGTGAGCAACGTTGTTGTCACCAGTAAATGCAACGTTGTTAGATAGACCCATAACATAGTTAGGGACAACCATAACGTCACCGAAGTCAGACATGTAGATGTCAACAGACTGGCGCAATTTGCCGTCCATGTCAACATTACGACGTACATTTGACTCTGCTTGAATCAAGTCAGAGAAGTTACGACGGTTCTTAGGTGATACCATGATCTTGGTAGCCTTACCACCATTTTCATAGATCTTCTGCATTACTTCGTCAATGTCAGACAAAGTCAAAGCAGCTTTAGTAGGAGCAGTAGTAGAACCCGCAATAGAAGAACGGATAGTAGCAGTACCATTGTTGTCTACGCCAGCACCAGTAGTTGCATCAGATGCAGCTTGGAATTGACCTTTGTAAACTACGTTAGAGTTACCGTTGATCCAAGACTGGAAACCACCAGCTGAACGGATACCTGAGCCAACTGCAACTTGGAAGTCATGAATCATGTTCTTCTCGATGTCGCGACGCATCTCAGTACCACGCTTCTTCAACTGATAAGCATACTCATCAGCTACGCCAGCTTGATCAACTGCACGGCGAGTACCAGATACAGCAATTGTCTTACCGTTGATCTGGCAGTAGTTACCCAAACGGGTACGATTAGGACCAGCATCGTTGAATGCAGCATTGTGCTCGCCAGATACAGCAGAACCACCCGCAGTAGGAGCTACGAAGTCAACACCTTCAGCGATACGTGAATCGCCTGGAGCTGCCAATTCGTCAGTTTGCCATTCGTGATACAATGCGGTTGCTTTTGATTTGCCGATTGATGACATGAATGGGGTCTCATCACGAGAAATCATCGAGATGAAGTTTGCCAAGTCTTCACGTTGTGAAGCATCCTTGTTGTTAGACAGGTAACCAGGACCCTGAGGACCGCCGGTAGTACGTGCGCCTGTAGTAGTAGCCATTTAAGACCTCCATGTTTTAATTGTTTTCGTTATTATAAACGCGATAAAGATTTCGCTGCGTATTGTTTGAGGAAGGCATCCTGATCTTCCTTAGAAGCATCCTCTCGGAATGCTCTTGCTTTAATCATTTTCTCTTTATCTTCGACTTTAGCTTGCTTAGACTTACCTTTCTTTGTAGGAACTGCTTTCTTTGCAGGAGCAGCTTTACGTTTGGCTTCGCCTTTAGTTACGCCAGTCTTGAGAACCATGTAATCATGTAGAACTCGAATTACATCTGGATCCATGATTGAATCAACTACGTATTCAGGCAACCCTACGTCTTCGCTTACTGCGAATGCGCGAATGTCTTGTGCCATTTTTTCGTCAAATCCAGGAACCTTTTCATTAATTACTTCAGAAAAATATTGCATATTAGATTCCCATTCTTGTTGGGCTTGCATATCTTTCTGTTTGTTTAATTGTTCTTGTAATCCTTCTCGTTGTCTACGTGCTGCCCAGTATTTACTTTGAGCTTGTTCACGTTGATCTTTGAGTTCTTCTAATTCGTATCGATCACCTTCATCTCGTGCTTTTTGAATCCGAGCTTCAATTTCGTGATATTCACGTGATAATTGTTGCTCTTGACCCATCAATACAGCAGCTGAAGCTTCCGACATTGATTGAATTTGAGCTAACGCCTCTTGACGTTCTTGCTCTAATTGCTGTCGTGCTTCACCAAGTTCTCGACCCTTTTTAGATAATGAGTTGTCAGTCTGATATCCTTTCAGTAAGTCTGCAAATGAGACATCTACTTCTTCTCCATCAATCTTAACACGGACATAAGCGTCCAAATCCAAATCTTCTGCTGTGTAGACATCAACTTCTTGGGTAGACGGTTCTTCACCATCATCCTCATCTGATTCTTCATCAACTTCTTCTTCGGATTCCTCTTCACTAACGGCTTCTTCAGATTCTTCTAGGTCGTCTTCATAATCTGATTCTTCCGGGTCAACTTCGGGAATCTCCTCATCGGGTAGCGGTTCTTCTTGATTAAGGAACGATGTTCCTCGTAGAACGGCATCCAGGAGTTCGGCTTCAGTTTGACCAGAAGTAATATCTCCGTGATCCATATCGGGTACAGTTTGATCATTACTCATAATTTATTTCCTCTTATTGCTCTTTCTTGGTAGCTACTTTCTTAGTAACTTTCTTAGGTACTTCAGCTGGCTTAACGCTCGGCTTCGGTGGAGCAATCATTTCTTTGTATCGATCTACTAGAGAATACATAGCATTAATAGTTTCAGCATTAATCTTAGCTTTACCTGGACTACGAGTTGAATCGTATTCCATAGTATTAATCATTGTCTCTAGATTCTCAATAATCTTAGGGTAATCTGTGTTATTCATTGTTGTCGTCCTCATTGTCTAAATACGGTACATTTTTACCATACATTTCGTATTGAACCATACGTGATTTTACATCTCCCAAAGACAGAACACAGGAATAAATAAACTCTCGTTTCTTGTTTTCGTGTGGATCTGTGTTTAAGAATTGTAAAAAATAATCTGTAAGTAATTCGCCATATACACCATCAAAGAACTGTTCGCGTTCTCTTGTGGCAAACTCGGCTTTAACCAGAGCTTCTTTAGCAATTAAATCAGGATGTTGACCTTTCAGCTTCTTCTCAGCTGACTCACGGTACTTTTCCATAATGTCCTCTTGTTATTTTAAAGTAAACAAATATAGTGTCTTATCACACAATGTAAGAATGTTGTCAATCTCGTTTTGAATATTAGTAGACTTACACATATCTCGTGCTTCTTGTACTAATGAACAAAGATCTTTCAGGTATTTTTCTTCTGAATCAACACTTACTTTCATTGAGCTAATAGCCATAGATGTAGGCTTACCATATTCGCCGAATGCAGCTTCAGCTACAACATCTAATTGATCTTGAATAGTCTCATAAAAGTTATTCAATGCCTTATGACGAGCATATGAATCTGTCATAAGATGCATCATGTGAGTTGCTGTCCTAGCTTCCATAAGCTTGGCAATGAACTCCGCATAATGATCTTTCATGTTATTCTTTTTGGCAGTCGGAATAATTTTATTTGGCGGCGGTACTGGACCCATCTCCATTACATCATCCCTCCTTGTTGTTGCATCATAGCCATAATCTCTTCTTCAGATGGCTGTGCTTGTTGTTGTGGTTGAGCCGTAGGCTCCGCTGCTAACGCAGCAGGATTGGCTTGTGACATATCAATAGCCATCTTAGCCATCATCAATAACTCTTCAAAGTTAGGTGCTGGAGGAATCTGTGCTCCTTCTTTGACTGACTTAATAGCCAGATCAGCCCATTCTTGTTGATGTTTATCCATTGCAACCGCAAGTTGTTTGATATTGTCATCAGCAGTATTCTTAGCTTGTGCATTAGTATATGTAACATTAGCTTGTTGTAATTGTAAATCTGCTTGTGCTTTCTGTTGTAACATTTGTTGTTCTTGTTCTTTTGCTTGTGATTGCTTTTGAATAGATTGCTGTGCTTTTTGTTGAAATTCAGGTTGAGTATAATCTTCTAAATAATCATTAGAATCAAGACCCATAGCTTCAATAAGCTGCGTTGCAATAACTGCAGGAGCTTCAGGTTTGACAACAATACCTGCACCCGCTTGATTAAGCGGAGGTAAAATTTGATTGCCAATCATTTGTAGTTTCTGTAGTTTATTCTGATTGCTGTTCTCACCAAGATCCAAGAATACTTCAATGTCCATATCTGTAGGTAACATCATAGGATCAATGTTAGCATAAACACCCTGATAATGGAATTTCATTTCAGACATACATTTACGCATTGTCTTATAAATACCATGACAAAGACGTTTAAGACCAGT